CACCTGGATGATTACTTTCCATTCCACCTACAGCTTTATAACGTGGTATACCCATACCCATTGGAGGAACTTGCTGAACGTTTAGCTCACTATCTACATCAAATTCAAAAGACATCATATTTCCATATCTATCTTTCTTAGTAAACTTTTTAACTTTCATTATTTACCTCCTGCTCTATTAGGTATTTGTCCACCTTTATTCCACCAGCCTTCATCTCCACCCCAAGGATCTGTATATTGTGCATCATCTGAAAAACTAACTGAATCACTACCGCCTACTACATCACCTTCAGCACCTTCATTAACACTACTACTAAGATCAGAACTTGATTCAGTATCATAACCTGGTTCATCAGTCCAACCATCAGAGGTTGTATCTGCTTTATAATCATCTATAGTTGTATCTATATTACTAGTTGAATATATATCTTCTGTCGGATTAATCCAACTATCTTCAATATATTGGCTAGGATGTTGACCTATATTTGTTGGATTAAAAGTATCTTCATAACCTCTACCATCACCATACATATTATTCCAAGGATCATAAATAATTTCATCTGGTAGAAATCCTTCATCTAATGGATCAATACCTCCTGGTTTATTATTTATTGTATTAGGATCGAACCCACTATCTATTTCCCCAGTAATTTTATTAGGATCACGACTACCTAATAAAGAAATTCTATTCTCCCATCCTCCTGATTTATTACCTTCATCATCTAGTAAATCAGGATTCCAAGTTCCACCAGTTTGAATGAGAGTACCTGTTGATGTTTGAACAGTACCATCTTCATTAACAACTCCATATCTACCATCTCTAAGTTGAACAACTCTACCTGGAATTGCGTCTTGAGTTCCAAGTAAAGATCTATCCATAAATTGTGCAGTAGCAGGATCATAATTTCTTAAACCAGATCCTTCCATTCTTGAACCATCAAAACCTAATTGTTCTTTTGATATATTATAAGGTGTCTCATCATAAGGTTCATCAGTCCAAGGTGCTCCTTCAAAATTTGGAATTAAATCCGGATTTTGTAAGTAAGTATTATATCTTAGTCTTGCACCAGTATCATTTATTCCCGCTAAGTTTGCTGGAGTTACTCCATATTGTCTATCTTCCCATGGAATATAATAAGAAGAATCTTCATAACTTCCTAAAGCAGATGCAATTGGATTTACTCCTGCTGCTCTTAATTGTCCATAGCTACTACTAGGACCTCCTAAACCTTCTTCTGTTCCAAGTCCAGTCCAACTTTTACCCCAATCACTAGGATCTTTATAACCCACTGGTGCTCCAGTTATAGGATCATAAGAACGATTTATTCCTGAGGCAGGACTTTCTGCAAATATATTACCAGCAGTATCAGTTGTTCCTGGTTGTCCAAAATTAAATTTAGCATCTTTACCATATAAAAAGTTAGTTAAGAAAGATCCACCAGGTAATACTCCCATTGGATTTGATTTACCTACTTCATCATATCCATAACTACTTGCAACTGCTAAACGATTTTGGTTAGCTGCTTGTTGATAATTATCATCATCATTATTATCACCTGGATTTTGAAATTGCATAGTTTGTGATTGTTGGTTTGGATTGACATTCATGTTAGGTGGTGGCGAAACATTCTTGTCTGCATCCATGCCATAAGCAGGCGTAATATTATCAACAAAAGGTTCTGGCTTAAATCTAAATCCAAATCTCCCAGAGTTTAACTGTGAATATCCTGGTTGGTATGGTGCTGCCATATTACTCTCCTTGTGCTAAAGGACCTAATCCTATTTCGATTTCTTCTGAAGCTTTCCCGCCAGTTCTTTTATATTTTACTTTATTAATTCTTTCTAATGATAGAGGTCCTAACATACCAGCCATACCTCCTTGATTAAAACCTTTTGCTTCTAAGTCTTTTATTTTTATTATTGTAGATTCTATTTCATCATTAGCCCAGCCTTCACCATAATCAGCTCTAGCTTGTAATTCTTTTAAATATTCTTTTAATGAAGCTACTTCACCGCCATCATCAAAATAACTACTAAGTAATGCAGGTAAAAGTTCACCAGCTACCTCACCAGCCATCATCCCCATAGGTCCACCTGCAGCAGCCCCAGCAGTTTTTAATCCTTGTTTAACTGCCATCTTTTTCATACCTTCTTCAAGCATTCTATTTTTCATCGCATCACCAAATTGTGACATAGCGCCAGGTTGAAATTGCATTGCTTGTGGTGGTCCACCATATCTTTTTCTTTGTTGTAATGGTCCTGCTTGCATATCATCAGCAGGTCTTGCTAATCGAATCATTACTTCCCTCCTGATTTTTCTGTTTTAGTTTGTTGTGGTGCATTACCTAAGTAACCAAAGTATCGAGACGCCGCAGTATGTGGTGCGTCCATTAAAGATTGTTCGTATTGTTGCCATGCACTACCCGTCTTACCAAGTAAGTCTCTACCTGCAGTGGATACTTGTCTTCTATTAATATTCCATTGATCTGCTTTATCAGCTAGAGCCCCTTGCATAGCTCTTTGAGATCTTGCAGATCCTAAATGTCCTGCTCTACCAGCTTCACCAACTTTAGTACCAGCTAAATTTTGTAGATCTCTACTGACCATTGTTCTATCATCATACAGACCTCTACCTAACATCATATCTCTAGCTTGATTTCTTCCATGTTCTAATGCAGCTATTTGATCTGGATGCATTTTTGCTACAATACTAGTAGGTCCAGCTGCTCTATCTGCTTTATACTTTGCAGTAACATCAGCTAATGTATCTACTAAATACGGCTTAAACTCTGGATCAATACCCACCGTTTGTGTGCCGCTTCCTCCACCACCTTTCGCCATTTAAGTCTCCTTTATAATTCCGTTTACAGAAAAATGTAGTATACCTCCATATTTCTTTTGTAAAAACTTTCCATACTTAAGTGAATCCTCATTAACTCGTATAGAGTCTGCCCTCCAATGTTTACCGCCATGTTGTTTTATATGATTCATAACTTCGTTAAATAATCTTACAACAACATAAGCACCATTTTTATATCCTGGTTTAACAACGCAATCTTTTATATCCATGATTGTACTATTATTATAATACGATTGGAAAGATGTGGCTAATATAAAACCATTTAAATCATTATTATTATCAAAATCCCCTACTACAATATAGTGTGGGTTATTACTTAATTGTTCATGTATAGCATTAACAAAATAAGAAACCCAAACAGATTCTTTTCTATCTAACATACTGATAGAAGGAGAATCTTTATTAGCTTCTATATACTCATTCATTAATGTAATAGTTTTAATAGTATCATTACTATGTAACTTTCTTATCATAGACTACCTCAATTCTGTCCAGAGTTGTAAAGTTGTTGTTCCATTATCATCTTCCATTTTATAATTAGCATCATTAGGTATAATTATTTCTGCTGAATTATAATAACTATTAGCATGTATTTGAGGTGTAACAACTTTAACATCATTAACAACAATTCTAAATCTAGCTCCTGCATTACCAGAAGCAGTAACACAAATCATAATAGGTTTACCTGTATCATTTTTATATAAGGTTCCTTTAGATCTGCTTGTTGTTAAAGTTTGCCATCTCTGGTCTTCACCTAATTTAGAACTATTTTGTTTTTGTTCTAATAAAAAAATATTTCTTGTAGCTTCTGTTAACCAAGAATTTAAAGCTGCATTATCAGTAATAGGGGGTCTCATTACTTTACACCTCCTTTCTTTACATGAAGCTGCAACCCAGATATATTCCATCCTTTATTACTTGTAGTAACATAACTACCTGAAGCATTTGCATCATCAATTCTATAATTTAAAAATCTACCAAATACTCTTAAGTCTACTTTATGATCACTGCCAACTACAAAATCATTTACAACAAGTTTATTAGCTTTAGCATTTGATTCAGTATTATCTTCAGCAGTAGTTAGGTAAGCTAGTTGTCCAGAATTATTTGTGCTTCTAGCTCTGACTCTTAACGTAGCTGGTTGTGGTTCTCCACCTACAGTTACTACAGTGCCACCATCTCCCCATAAAGCCATTGATTCTAAATGCTCAGTATCAAAATCAGGATTAATAGATACTTGAGTTCTCTCTGCATAAGAAACATAATAAGATGCACCAAATTTATAACTAATATCTGCGGCTCTTATTCTATTAAATAGAGTTCCAGTAATATACCCACTTTCTGAAAAGATAGGAAATAATTTATTTGGATTTAAATTGCTACTACTCCAAGGTCTATCAATATCAAATGTTGTTGATATACTTGTACCACCTGTTGCTTGTGTAGGTGCACTATCTGAAACAGTAGCTCCTTCACTAGCAGAAGTAAGAGCACTTGTTGTTGGTGCTACACGAGCTGCTACAACTTGTGCACTAAAAGGATTGTAAGTTTCTACATAACTTGCATCACTTGAGAACTGACTTGAAGTAACTACTAAATTTGTAGGATCACTTGTACTGTCTGCAGTAACATTAATCAATTCATTAGAATCAATTACTGCTAACATATCTTTTAATACATTAGTTCCACTTAAATCAATTAATGTTGATGTTGTATTATTTGTTGCAGTATGTAAAGTCATATCAACTGATAATCCATTTGATTTATTTGTTTCAGCAGTATTTTGTGTTGCATCAGGATTATAAAATAAAGCTCTATATGCATTATCATTTGAAGTACTTCTAGTATTATCTAATGTTGTACTATCCCATCCTGTTACAGATCCATAGTGTCTATCATTTGCAGCTGGTACAAATGTACTATCTAATATTCTTCCAGGTCCTTCACCATAATGTCTATCAAATATAACAGTTCCACCATTTAATGTTAAAGTAACACGTGTTCCTCTAGCAAATGTTGGAGTAACACCTTCAGTAGTTGCTGAACCATTTGCATCACTAATAAGTGTTTGTCCACCTGTATATCCAGTTCTAGTTGTACCTTGAGTTATTGTATATGTAAATGTTCCAGATACAGCAGCTCTATCTACTGCAGTAAAATCTAAGTTTGCACTTGATCCTCCAGGATTTGCTAATGTCCATATAGCTTGGTTATCTGAGTTACTTCCAGCTTGCCATGCATTATAAACTAATGTAGCAATTTCATTAGGAGTAATATGAGGAGTAGTACTATATCCAGTACCACTATCAATATCAAATGTATTTGAGTTACCTGTACCTGCAGTTAAAGTTACATTTAATGCAGTACCAAATCCAGAAGGTGGAGTTAATACTAATACATCTTCATCTGTAGATGCAGCAAGTCCAGGTCTAGTTTCACTGACAGTAAAAGAACTATTAGTAACACCTGTAGGTAACGTTCCACTACTTACTATTGTAACACTATAAGCATCTTGTGGACCTACAGCTGGTGCTGTACATATAACTGCATTAGTTGAACTATCTGCAGTAGTCCAAGAACTACTATTATCTATAATACTTTTAATTTCATCTCTTATAAGTGTAACACTATATGTTCCATTTAATAAAGAGTAAGCACTTGTACCATCAGGAAAATTAACTGTAAGAGTTATTTCTCCAGTCGCAGTAAAGTTACTAAATGATCCTACTGTTATAGTTTGTTTTTCTTTAACACCTATATGTTGTTTAGCAGCATGTCCATTAACTGTAATTCTTTGTACTTCTCTTTTACCTCTATTAGTATAACCAAAGTTTCCAGAGTTACCAGTAATAGTTAAAGTTGCAGAGGGTACTCCTCCACCTTTAACAGGTGCTACATCACCTGAAGTAACACTATCTAAATCTCTTATAGTCCAGGTATTATTTCTATAGTTCCATATTAATGCTTCATCACATTCCCCAAACTTAGATTGATTTGTAGGATAACATAACCATATTTCATTCTGTCCTGTATTTTGTAATGTAAATATTTGTTGTTCATAAATTGGATTTACATTATTAAAAAAGTATTCTCTAATTCTTCCATCAGCAATTGACTGTATATTTCCAGGATGCCCTTGAAAAGAATAAATATCATTAGAACCTACAACAAAATGTTTTCCTTCATATTCAATTGGTATATTAGTTGAGATAGTTCCATAAGAATCTGTTACTGGTGTAAAAGAAAAAGGTATTTGAGCTAACCCTGTTTCTTGTATTTGATGGATAGATTGTGTAGTATATACAAATAAACTACCTTGCATAGAAACAATATCTTTAACAATATAAGTTTCAGATAAAGTAAATTCGTCTGCAGTATTTACACCTGCAGCAAAAGGATTCCAGTTATTTGGAATACTACCAGGAGCAGCTGAGTCTGAAGTTCTTACTACACCAGAAAGTCTACGAACTACTTTAGCATTATTTGTTGAATCAACTTCAGTTAAATCCCCAGCAATTAAATAATTCTTAAAAGATCTTACAACAGCAGCTCTTACTGCTACTACATTTACTGATTCAAATTTAATTTCTACAAGATCTTCATTATTTAAAACTGTTCCTCCAGAATTAAAAGTTAATACATGAGTATTAGTTGTTGAATCTAAAGCTAATTGTATGTTATTAGTTGTTGTTGCTGAAGTAAAAGTTGTTGTACTTGCATTTATTTTTACAGTAATCTTTTCAACAGTAAAGTCAACTTTCTTTGCTAAGTCAAATACTAATGACATTGTAGCAGAATACCATGTTTCATTAAAGACTTCTGTAAAAGAATTATAACTATCCCATCCTGGAAGTTGTGCTAAAACAATATTATTAATATCGGTATTACCTTCGTCATCTAATATATAATGTGGCTTATCAATACCATTATTTATAACAAAAGCAAATCCTCCAGCGAATAAAGTATGCTGCCAACCTGAGGCAGTATAGTTAAATCCGTTGTTACTATTTAAAGAAGTAGGAGTAATGTCTCTTCTGGTACCCGTGTGGTCTTGTATAAAGACCCTCTGACCTATAGTAATACCACTACTGACATAATCTATAACAAAAATATAATAGCCTCCCAGTGGGCTCCTATTTGGATTCGGCCAATAAGCTAAATATCTAACTTTTCCGTAATTAGTAGCACTTAAATCTATATCATTTAATAAAACTTCTCCTTCAATCTTTCTTACAGCACCATCTTTAAATCTAACATTCCTTACATCAGTAAATATATTAGATGGTAAAGCTGCTGGTGGAGTATCAATCACTACTCCTTTAGATGCCAAATCAGTTATCGTTACTACTTCATTTGGATCCATTTTAAATCTCCTTTAATCTAAGCACATTCTTTATGGCCAGTGTTTGGGTCGATAAAGCAAGCCTCAATCTTTCCTTCTTCTTTAACCATCTCCTCAGTCTCGCTAGATACTTTCTCTTTCTCTTCCACGGTTTGTAGTACCCCGTACCTTTTACCACTAAGTCTAAACGTAGTGCATCCTTTCGCCCCGCCTTTCCAGGCATCAACATAAACTTGTTTGAAACTTTCATAAGTAACATCATCACCTACATTACAGGTTTTAGAACAAGCACTGTCTATATAATGTTGTGCTAACAATAAAACAGCTAAGTGCTCTTGAACACTTATATCGTTTGCAGTACGGCCTTCTACACCTTGAGTATAAGCATAATCTTCAACTCTCTCTGTTTTTGGTCCATCAAAAGTTTGAATAGTACGGTCGTAATAATGACTAAATACAGGTTCAATACCACCACTAACATTATTAGCAACTATACTTATCGTTCCTGTAGGTGCTATAGATGTTAGATGACTATTACGTATACCATGCTCTCTGATTAATTTTTTAACAGAAGCTGGTAATGTTCTAACAAAATTTGATTTTAAATAATCTTCTCTATATAATGGGAATGGTCCTTTTTCTTTTGCAATTAAAGCAGATGCTTTATAAGTAGTATCTCTTAAACATGCAAATACTTTTTCTGCCCACTTCATAAAATCTTCAGAAGCATATTGATGTCCTAACATTTCTCCAGCATTAGCTAAGCCAGTAACACCTAACCCCATTCTTCTTTTATTTTTAGCTTCATCTTGCTGTTTAGTTAATGGGTATATAGTTCTATCTATAACATTATCCATTGCCCTAACAACATGCATAATATCATCTTTAAATCTTTTAAAGTTAAATAGATAAGTATACTGAATTTTATCACCACCCATTATCTCATGATCTTTTTCTAAGTAACCAGCTAAATTAAATGAACCTAATAAGCATGCACCATAAGCTGGTAGTGGTTGTTCACCACAAGGATTTGTAGCATTGATCTCTTCACAATACCACAGGTTATTCATCTCAGCAATTCTATCAATAAACAAAACACCAGGCTCAGCCCAATCCCACGTGCTATCCATAATATCATCCCATAGTTTTCGGGCGGATATGGTTCTATGCACTTTGCCCTCGTACACCAAATCAAAATCGTCCCCCACATCGCTTGTCAAAGCCTCCATAAATTTATCGGTTACACCTACACTAATATTAAACCCAGTAAGATTATGAGTATTACGTTTAGCAGTAATGAATTCCTCAATGTCCGGGTGGTCGACCCGGAGGACACCCATTTGCGCCCCACGGCGGTGTCCTGAGCTAGCGATGGTTTGACAGATAGCATCAAAGATACCCATGAAGGATACAGGGCCGCTAGCCTGGCTATCGAGCGATTTAATTTTGTTGCCTCTTGGTCGGATCTTACTAAAGTCATAACCAATCCCACCCCCTCTACGCATTGTTTCAGCTGCTTCACCGGCTTTCTCCATTATATTATCCATACTATCTTCAATCTCACCTGATACAAAACAGTTATAAGCTGTTGTAATTCTTTGAGATCCGATAGCGGCTTGAACTCTACCAGCAGGTAGAAATCTCATGTTACCTAATATATCCTCTAATTCATATTGATGCTGATCATCATCACTTAACGTTCTTGCAATTCTTTTTATTTTCTCATCAAAGCTTTCATCTTTCTGTCGATATTTCATCATATCGATTTCTTTGGAAATATCTTTATCTGGACCAGTATACTCTATATTACGCATTAATATCTCCCTATAATAATAGTTGTAATTCTTCCATTGTTATAGGGGACATTTTACTTTGTTAAACCTTTATATTTTTCAAAACTACGAAGCCCACCGAGGCCAAGCATTCCCATGAGAACAGTCATTAATGATCCCATATCAAAGGTTGGTAGTTCTGGTATTGCTACCATAAGATATGCACATATAAACATTGTAAATGGTGCAATAACAAAATGCCAACATAAAGCAATACCACAAGTCCATCCAATAAATGGACGCCAACCTGCAACAAATATAGACTTATGTGTTGCTTCGGCTTTATTAATTTCTAATTGGCCTTTAGCTAATTCTTGAGCATGGCGTTCTGCCATTGTTGATAACTCATGAGCGAGTTTATTTTTAACGTCTTTATCTTCTATAAACTTTCCTAAAAGATTTGAGACGGGTCCTATTAAAGCTGTTAACATATTTAATCCTTCTTACAACTGCAATTGCATTTGCATAATCTTATTCTATATTTTAATAATTCTTTTAGTTTATATAGAATTGTTTCTTTTATTAATATTAAATCCATATCTATATCCTATTTTTTTATTGCGTTTAAACTTTCAATTACATCATCTATATTTGGTTCTGTACCGCCAGGATTATAAATACACTTATAAGATCTTGGACAAGTATCTTCATACATTAATGTATATGTTTTATTTCCACCAAGATATATACAAGCCTGCCTTCTAGTTACACGTGACTTAACTCTTTTCAGTAATCGACATGTAGTATATTTTTTTTCTGGACTTATACCCTGCCATACTTTTTGTTGATTAGTCCATTCTGCAGCGTGTGCTCTATTGCCATATAAGTATGCAAGGAATAGTATAAAAGATACAATTATTATAGTTAATAAACCTATACCAATCCATTCTAAAACTTTTCTTCTAAGTTGTTGTTGAGCATAAATTGCATCTTGGCGTTGCTTACGAATTTTTCCTTCCATTTGAAGTAACTCATTATAAGCATTAGGTCCCTGAGATAAATTTAACCAGGTTTTTAATTCTTGTCTTTGTTCTTGTAATTTCTTTTTAGCGATATATGCTTGCATAGCTTCTTCTTCTACAGATCCTGCTGCAAATAATTTTTTAAATAACGGTGGATTCTTTGCCATCTTCTCCGCATTATCAACATCACTTACTGCAGACATCCACCTCGACACGTCTTTACCCATTGATTCCATATCACGTCCAATTTGGAATCCTTTTTTAATTGCATCAAATGCTTTAGAAGCCACACTAACAGCAGCAGTTATTGTTAATGGGTCCATTGCAATCTCCTAATATATCTTTTCCTTTTTAATATTTATTTTCTTAGGTTGACAAACTGCAGTATATCTTACTTCTCCTTCTACTCTCGGTACAGATACGTTTTTATTTATTCTTTCTGCAAAATAAAAACAACTGTCAATATTTCTAAAATAACTTATGTCTACTCTATTGGCTCCCAGATAAGTTATCAGAGCAAACACTAATTCCATCTTTCTTTTTTCCTTTACCAGTTAAGTAAGCTGGTCCTTCTTTAAAGTCAATAAATTTTCTTAAAACTTTTTCAATTAATTTTGAAAGTTTTTCCATTTATATTAAACCTCATTTCATAACGATTGTTATAACTAACGCTACTATACCTAATGTACCAATCATAGACATAGCTTCTATACGCCACATACGTTTATCTAATGCAGCTAATTTTTCATTAACAGCTTCGTATCTTATTGCACACTCTTTTTCATGTGCATCAAGTTCCATTTGTACCTTGAGTTCAGGCTTCATTTCCATTTTCATTAGCCTTTAATCTCTTGAACAGTTAAGTTTGATCTACCACGAGGTTCATAATGAGCAGTATCTCTATCTTGATGTGATCTATTAAGATATCCATATGCAGAACCATCATATGTTCTCATTTGACACTTATAAGTTATTGCACTTGTGGTATTTGGAGAATCTAAAAAATTTGGAGAGTAAATCATTAGAGAATAATCATCATTACTAGATCCAAAGTATGGAGTTCCTAACCACATTCTTGGTCTGTTACTAGCAGTTGCACCATGAGCTATCTCTGTACTATCTCTCATTAAATTTACATAGATATAATAATTACTACTTCCAAGAGCCAACGCTCCAGTTATTAATATCTTATTGCTAGTTGAACTGGGTGTAATAGATATAGTTAAACCAGTAATATCAACGTATGATTGGCTTTGTGTACTAAATACATCTGTAACACTAACTTGTTTGGTCTGTAATACTGTACCAGCAGGCATTTGAGTACTAGTAAGAGTAGGAACATTAGCAGCGACAAGAGCTTGCTGTTTCCCACCGAAATTTAATTTTGTAAGTGCCATAGTCTATCCTACTTTCCAGCCTCCTGCAGTTGTTCTTTGTGCCTCTAATGAATTTTGATTTAAGTTAGTTGTACCACTACTAGAATTATCAAAGTAAATAAATAGTTCAAGATAATCTCCAGTAGTTGTTAAATCAACTATTTGATTAACTTGTAAACATCCAGAAGTTTGAGCTGTATTTAAACTATTTGAGTAAACATACGTTTGAATAATAGAGCCATTTTTTCTCCAATATCCATAGTTTTCTCCACCGACAGCCTGAGTAGATTCCCAAAAAAGATTAGTATAAACCCAGTAATAACCAGTAGTATCAGCAGTTACTGTTAATTTATTACTAGCCCATAATCCACCTTGATTAATTGTTCTTCCTCCGTTACTTCCATCTGTTATTGAATCAAATGTTACTAATGTAGCAGTTGCATCAGCAATACCACTTTGATCTGCAGTCTTCGTTACATTAAATATAGGTAGGGTAGGTTGTGATATAACCCCACTGCTACTTATCGTTATAGCAGCATTACTTGCACTACTTTGTATGTTATTTACTTTTAATATGCTTGTCATTATCCAGCTACCTCTAATAAAGTTATTGATGCTTCACCAAGTGAAGAAGTACCACTATAGTTAAATCTCATTGATGCATATTCTGATTGTGCATAAAACTGTAATTTATATGTTGTTGCACTAGTAGTGCTTGGAGAATCCATATAACCAGATGGTGCTGTCATTGTGAAAAAGCCATCTGATGTTTCTGCATAACCACACATTGTCAAAATAGCTGTACTATCTCTCATAAATCTAAATCTAATTTCTTCATTTCTTCTCAAATAAAATAAACCATTACAAAAGATTAATACCTTACTTGAAGATGAACTAGGTGTTATTGCTGCTGTTAAACCAGTGTCAGACCATGTAGCATTACCAGTAGGCGTTGTTTGTGTACTTGAACCAGTGTTTGAAAGTTTTGCTGGTTGGACAACTTGCTTAATAAAGTTATAAGTAGTACCACTTGTATTTTTTATATTAGTTGTTTGCAAATTCGTTGCTGTTATTACTCCACTCATCCCATTAGTACTCCTGTAAATAAAGTATTATGACCCCAAGTTCCATTTCCAGCAGTGTGATGATAACAATCAAGTACATCGTTTACTTCACAATCAATAGGAAGAATTAAAGTGTTACTATCAGCTCCATTATGCCATTGAGTCATTGGATTATACATTTGCGTACCATTCTTTCTTATATATTTATAAGTTGCAGTTCCATCTGCATTAGTCATAAATGTACATAAATATAAACCAGCAGTAAGTATTGTAACATTTCCACTAGAATGAGTTACTCCTCTAACTACATGCTCATTATCAAAAGCTATATCGCCTTCTACTTGCCCTGATGAAGTTACGCCTAATACCCAATAAGGTTTAGTTGGTTGACTAACTACAGCATTAGAAATACTTATACTACCACCTGTTGTTTTTGGCTCTATCGAGTCCACATATAATTTACTAGACAATGGTCAATACTCCGTTAACTGTTAATGTTACACCATTAGCCACTGAAATATCTCCAGCTGCCATGGCTCTCTCTGTGCTTGCTATTGTAATATTTGCATCAATAGATGCATCATTTATTCTCAATGGATCTCTAAATAATGTATTAGCTAGTTGAGCACCTGTTACAGATCCAGCAGAAGGTGTACCAGTAGATAAGTTATTACCCATGACTAATATATAATTAATAACATCACTGCTTGTCAATGCTTCACTAAATGTTATTTGGCTTCCACTTATAGTGTAAGCATCTCCTGGAGCTTGTGTAACTCCGTTAAGACTAACAATACATTGTTCTGCAGTTCCTGGACTAAATGCTGCTCCACCTCTTAAAAGGTTATAAGTTGCTGTTGCAGAGGCTGTAATGTTATCTAACTTTATATATTCACCATGTAATGGTTCTTTCCCTATATATGGCATTTAAACCTCCTTATGCGTATGGACTTTTTCCTAATATACTTTCATCCCAAGCTGCTTTTAGTTTTGTTATTGTATCTGCACTGCTAATAGCACTTGCTGCTGGAGCATCTCTAAGTTTCTTTTTCTTAGCTGCACTTGCAGACTTTGCAGATGAATCATCAGCTTCTATTGCTTTCATATATACAACATCTTCTGCTGCTAATAGAGGTTCTCTAACTTCTCTAATTTTATTTTGAAATATTTTCTTTGCTTCAGTCATGTCTTCGGTTATAGCACCACTGCTAATTACCCATGCATTTCTAAAGTGTCTGTCTGATGGCTTTGATAGTTTTTCAGTTTGTTCTATCGAAGCACCGTTTTTATCTGTGATATGTACTTTTGTCATTAAGTTCTCCCTATGCTGCTAGTTCTATATCTTCATTAATTTTCCAAGCATTTCGCCACTCACGATTGCTTGGTAACTGGTGTGTACGACATATAACCATTTTAGGTTTATTGCCATCATTCCATGTTTTCCATATATGACTTGGAATATCTTTTTTGATTAGATATTCAATAGCTTCTTCTTCTGTCATTGGTCCAACAGGTTCTGTATCGTGTAACAGATATCCTCTTGTGTGTCTTTTAAAATCAGGTTTAGCTTCATCTTTAGCTAATTCCCAATAAGATTCTACTGGAGGTAATATGCCACCTTGTAAGGCACAAGCCATCCAATTAGGATCTGGTACTAATATCTTTGCAGGGTCATCTAGTCCGTCTTCATATACAACTCTTATATCTGATTGAAAAGGTTCTAGATTTTCTTTAGCCCAACCTAGTCTTGCGAATAAATGTGTTCCTTTAAACTTTGGTGTTTGAATCATGCTAGGTCTCCGTGTATAGTATCATTAATATGTGTATGGTCTATTACGTCAGCACTTGACAAATTAGGAGTATGATTATCTCTAAGCTGTAAAGATGATGTGCCTACAGATAAACTAGCACCATGATATAATGAGTAGTATCCACTTGTTATTGCATAATGAGTAAAAGAATAATCATTATTACCCATGTTATTTGTAAAATTAAAAGTAAAGTTTCCTACTCCATTATCAGTTATACTAGCTAAATTAAGTGAATCTTGGGTAGCAGGAGTACCACTACTTGCATTTGTTTGATGCCAAAATTTAGCCAATCCCTGCTGAAGATTTGTATTAGCACTACCTTCACCTCTTACATTAATACTTGAAGCTGAAGATTGTCCTGTTAATGTGTTAATTGCTAGTGTACTCATACTAAATCTCCATTTATGTGTATATGAACATTATCTATATCCAATCTTGATCCATTTTGATAAGTTCCACAAAGTATACCATAAGTATTAGTAGCTTGTGCAATACTATATGTACTAGTTGTTCCTAAAACAAACATTCCATCATCTGGGGTATCCCCACTTCCTCTGCCATCACTACAACCATATAAAGCATAAGTAGTATTATCCATGTTATTAGTAAAGACAGGTCTGTAATTTCCAGCAGAACTATCTGTAACTGATGAACAATTAATACTATCTCTAATCTCATTAGTAGAGCTACCTTTATAGTTTATCCATTGTTTAACTAATGTAGACGAACTTGCATTAGGATCTGATACACCAAAGTTATTAGCTGTTCCACTATTTGTTATCGTTGTTCCTGCTGGTATTGTAATTGTATTATTTGTTGCACCTTGTAATTGGTCTACTACTAATGTACTCATGCTAAATCTCCTAGATTACAACTTAATACCCATTTAAAATCGTATGTGCTTCCTGAAGAAGCGGCAATATGATCATATGCTGTTGTTGTCATTTGTCTATATATTTCTAAACCATTGGCACTACCAGCAGTATAGTTTCCATTAGCTAAATTATAATTACCATCTACTGCTGTTACGTAAGTAGTATTAGCCATATTGTTTGCAATAGTAATTGAAAAATCACCAGTTGTATTATCTGTAATGCTAGTTGTATTAAAGCTATCCCTAATTGATGCATCGTGCATACTATAATTTATCCACTGCTTATTGACTCCTGTTATAAGATTCTGTGTAACTGCTGTACCTTCAGAATTAAATGTAGAGTCTTTATCTATGGTGATAGTAGTTCCTGCTGAACTCCCAGCGACATTTGTAATTGTATCTGCTGCTAATGTACTCATACTATTACGAGCCTCCCACCACTTGCAACTGTTAGTGTAACTCCATTTGCCACTGTAATTGGACCTGGAGCATAAGAGTTGTCAGTCGCTGCTATTGTTGTATTTGTGTTTAAAGTCTTTTCGACTGTCCTAAATATATTGGCTTTATCACCTACTGCAGTACCTCCATCTCCCTGAAAGTATCCTACACTTATTGTACTTCTTGGCATACTAATCTCCTATTTATTTATGCGAGGTCTCCATGTAATGTTAATGCACCATCGTCATCATGTGCAGCTGTACTATCACTCATTGATTTAGTTGTTAAAGAACTTGTAGCAGTACCATTTACTGTAATTATATAGTTTCCACTTGTGTTATTTCCTAAAGTATTTGAATAATGTAATGCACTCATATTACTAGAAAAGGTATGAGTATAATTACCAGTACTATTATCTGTACCTGATGAGATGTTAAATGAATCATAAGAGCTTGCATCACTGCCATTAAACTTTCTCCAGACCTTAACTATTGCTTGTACAAGATTTTGATTGACTGCTCCTCCATCTGAATTATATGTAGAAGTATTAGATATACTAGTAGCTCCTGGAATAGTGAGATTACCATTAGCTGCAACTGTTACTGCTGCATTACCTGTTGTGCTTTGTATTGCACCGACTTTTAATGTACTCATGCTAAATCTCCATCAATAGAAAACATATTATATAATAAATCAGTTGCAGTATTAGTTCCTGAGTGAGAGTTTATTCGTATATATGTTGTATTTATAGCATCATTATGTGGAGCACTTAAACCTCTACCACCATTTGTACTACCATAAGCTGCATTAGATGCACCACAATAAAAAGCACTATTAAAGGCAGTTGTCATATTAGTTGTAGTATCACCTGTTCCATTATCCCCTAAACTAGAACAATTAAAACTATCTTTTATTTCAGTTGTAGTTGTACCTTTAAAATATACCCAATGTTTTGTTAATCCTTGTTGAAGATTAGTATTATTACTACCTTCTCCTTGTACAGTAATACTACCTGATAAACCTGCAGGAAAACCAGTAATACCAGTACTTTCATTTACTGTTATAGCACTTGTACCACTAGGGTTTTGTATTTCGCTTAATCTTAATGTACCCATTATCTACTCCTTAGGTTTAGCTGGAAATTTAATATTACTAAGGTCATCATCAGTTGGTGTTTGTTTTGTAATATCTCTAAGTTCTTGTCTATATGTCTTCCAATCGGCACTCATCGTTACATCTGAATTAGCCATCCAATCTGTTTCTGCTAATAATCTATTTCGTTTTTCTCTTAAGGCAGACATTCTACGAGAAGGAGCTCCATCAGCCCATGCCTTTATCTTCGCATCTACTTCTTTTTCTTCTTCTGATGTAAGCTGGATTCTTTCTCCATTTACCATTTTAAATCTTGGCATACCTATCTCCTTTATTTATGCTTTTAATAATCCGTAAAGCTGATAGCCTGCGTAACCTGTAGTTGCACCAGAACCATTTTCTAATTTAAATCTATCAATTTGAGCAGTATGTAATAATCTTCCACCAAAAGTTTCTACTGCAAGTGTAGCATCAGAACTGTGTCCAATTCTTCTTCCGATGTAAGACATTCTTTTTGTAGTACCTATAGAATTATAAAAATCAAATTCCCATACATTATCTTCATGTTCTGCACTGTCTCCAATATTGTAACCACCAATTCTGAAATAAGTTGCATTCCAATCACCTGCATTTGAATTAGTTCTGCCACCACTACCTTGGGAATGATAACCAACTACACTGGTATAATATCCACTACCAATATAAGAGTTATCAGCATCATTTCTTGCTGACCCATAAAGATCACCATCAGAACCATCAGTTCTGTATACTCCCCAAATTATTAATTTTTGTGAAAAGTATTTAGTATTTGTAGATAAATCAAATTCAATAGTTGCACCACTACCACCTGTGGTATCACTAGCAATTAACTCTAATGAAGTTGTTCCTGATGGTTTATTAGGAAATGTAACAACACCACCACTAATAGTCATAGCATTATTAGTAGCTGTATCTTGTATTGTATTAACTTTTAATGTACTCATACGATTGACAATGCTCCTCCACTAGTTATAGTTAATGTAACACCACTAGCTATTGTCAATGGTCCACTTGCTATTCCATTTGTATTAGCATCAATAGTTACATTTGAATTTAATTCATTTTCATGTACTCTTATAATAGCACCTAAGTCTTGTGAGGTATCACCTTTAAATATTCCTAAACCATGTACAACGCCACTACCTAGCTTAGCACTTGTTACAGAGCCATCTGGTGTTACTGTAGTTTGTTGACCTTTACCTGCATATATTACATATATATCATCAGTTGCTGCTACAGAATAACCTTGCAATGTAACAGTAGTTCCACTTGCTGTATAAGATGTTGTTGGTTCTTGTCTAACATGATTAATAAATAATTCTATTTCATTTTCATTAGCTACTACATTTGATAAAGTTAATGAACTACCACTAGCACCTGTAAGATCTTGTTTAGTCATACTATTAAAGGAACTACTTGCTCGATTTCCTACATATCCCATTTAACTCTCCTATGTACTTATTGCATCTACAACAGAAACCCATGCGTCTAATGAACTTGCTGTATCAGATTGAATCCATAATCGATCACCATCTTGAACAACGATCTTAGCTCCACCATCCATTACTTGTAATGCAGATCCTGCTGGTATAGGTGCATCTTTTAATAAGTAGTACGTATTAGCAGCATTATTTGTTGGATCATCATCTGCATCGTCATTATAGTCTGTGATAAATACAGTAGCATTAATTGTATTAGTTGTTCTATTTGCTAAATGTATTCCTATTATTGTATCATATGAATTAAAATCAGTACCATCAGGAGCATCTGCTGCTGTTGTACCTATACTTCTTAATGCATACCTTCTAAAATTTTGTGCCATTCCTTTCTCCCTATAAGGCTATTGCCATTGCGATTGTAAAACCTGCAGTTGGCAATCCTGATGTACTTACTGCTGCAGTTTCCCAAGCTGATCCACTATAAACCTTTAATTCACTACTTCCAGTATTATAATATAAATCTCCAGATGTTAAAGCATCTCCATCATTATCTTGTGTAGGATCAGAACTCTTTGGACCAAGATAAACATCATCAAAACTATCTGCTGAAGCTGCTGCTTGTTCTGCATAATACTTAGCTGAATATAAACCTCCAGCCACTGCTGTACTTGTAGTAAATCCAGAACCACCACCAATAGCCCATTGTTTAGCTGATCCAGCACTTTGACCTGATTGAGTTCCTATTGCATATTCTTTAGCACTATACTCTGTATTATCTGCAGTTGTTGTTGTTTCGATTGCCCAGTCTTTAGCATTACCAGCACCTGAAGCATGATCTACACCTGTACCACCTATAGCCCAAGCTTTAGCAGAATAACCTTGACCAGTTTCTGGTTCACCATTTGTCTTAGTAGCCCAGTTAGTTGCAAGGGTTGCTTTATCACTTGCAGTAGTCGCATGACTACTTGCAGTACTTGCACTGTTACCAGCTGCAGTCGCACTTGTAGCTGCATTATTTGCTTGAGTAGTTGCACTAGTAACATGACCTGCTGCAGTAGTCGCACTACTAGCGGCTGCAGTTGCAGAAGTACTTGCTGCTGCTGAATAGTGTAATGCTGAATAATAACTACTTCCACTATATGTAAAAGCAGAGTTAGCAGCATTAGTAGCAAACTTTTGTGCATCAGTCCTTGCAGTTGTTGCTAAAGTAGTTTGATTCGATACTTCAGTAGCATAATGTAATGCTGAATAGTAGTTACTAGAATCATGAGTAAATTGTGTATTATGTGGATTAGTAGCAAACTTTTGTGCCGTTGTTGCATGAGTACTTGCTGTTGTTGCACTTGTTGATGCATTAGTTTCACTAGTAGCTGCATTAGTAGCTGAAGTTTGTGCAGAAGATACATCAGCTGCAACTAAGTCTGATATTCCACTAAGTAGTGTTGTTCCAAAATAACTACCTGCTGAGGCAGTATCTGTAGCTCCTGTAAATTTCCCAGGTCTTGCTGGAGTTGTCATATCATACCTCTTCCGTTAAAATTCATTTGTACATTACCACCTGATGCTTGTCTTTGTCTATCAGCTGTATTTAGTTCTGCTATTTCCGAGTAAAATAATTTATCAAACTTAGCCGCTTGAATATCATCTTGGGTAAATGCATATATTTGAGCCAATGCTCCGTAAACCAATATTCGTTCATTTTCATCTCTTAACCAATGTGGTACATCTATACCTATATAGTTTGCAGTATTTGTATTAGAAAATATTAAATCAACATCATCAGCAATTGTTTGTGCTGCGGACATAACAATACTATTTTGATTAGAAGCATTTGATACTGTAGGTACACCACTAATTCCTGTTCCAGATATTTGCATTCCATTAACAACAGTACCTGATCGTGTATCATTAGTTAAAGCTGTTGAGTTACTTACTGCACCATTTACCTTAGCTGTAACTTTTCCTGTATCAGCAGTTTCAGCTTTAGCTAAAGTTTCATAAGCCGTCGTTGTATTTCCATTAACAAAATATAAAGGGGTAGTCCCACCTGAAGTTGTTAATAATCCTGCAGCATAATTAAGTTCTGTAACTGCATACTTTGCATTTAATGCAGGAAGTCTTCTATAATAATATACTTCTATATTTGCTGCCGTTCCTAAATTAGAATAACCAAATCCAGGACTTAAAAATATAACATTTCTTTCTCTAGTAAAATAGTTATTATTAGTATAACGTTCTGCAAATGGATCATTAAAAGTTCTTACATCTAACTTTTCATTAAATACTCTTATTGTATTACCAGCTGAATCAGTTTCTTTTATTGCAATAATTTCTACTAAATCTTGAGGTACTTGTATTTCAGTTTTACTTGGATTAATATTTGTAGCTGCTACTGTTGCATTATCTAATTCACTATCAGTATTAACAAAAACCGCTACATTCTCTAAAGGAGGAACCCTTAAAGTTCTATAAGTTTTATCTGCTGCATATTGTAAAGCATCTTGTATAACACTATCAGAAACTACTTCTTCATCCCTATTACACCAAGTCCTAACTAAAGTCGTTAGCTCCGTATATGTTAAAGCCATTATAATCTCCCTTTAAGTACTATACATAAGATGTGGATATTCAGTTGTTAATATCTGTTTAAACTTTGCCTTCTTATCTATATCATGCATAAATGTAGGATCATGTAAATCTATCCCATATTTTTCTTTAATTGCTATTGCAATAATATCTGGGATAGTTGCCATCTTTCTATAACCACTACTTTTATTAAGACCAAAATATTCTTGTCTTTGTTTTTCATTATCGATATGTTTTTTAAAATGTGTAACATCTTGCTCTGCAGCCCAACTACCGGACTGCAAATCAAATTTAGCTTTAATATTTTCTTTAGGCTTTACTGTTGCACTCTCAAAATTAAATTCATATTGTTTCGACATCCCCTACTCCTTTTACGTAGCAGGTTCTGTTATAGCAATAAATCTACCTGATTTACCTATATAACCTAGTAAGTCTCCAGCTGTTGCTGCTGCTGGATTATCAGTTAATCCAGGATTTGGTTCAGCACCTGCTGATTCAGTAACAGTTATAAGTGATAAATGAGTTAATTTATAACCACCGCCTGTTGCTGCTCCTATTCTGTAGACACACTTTTCTACTGGATATATATTACCGTTTGCCGCTTTTATAACGTACATTGTTCCCTCCCGTTATGTTAGTCTCTTCCAGTTATTACATTACCACCATCAGAGTAGTACTTAGAAATCTTTCCACCTTTTTGTCTAGTAATTGGTGCAATCTTTTTACGTCTATTATGTTTATTTGCGCGATATAAAGTTCCAAACCATCCATGACCTAAACCATCATCAAGGGGACCTTTTTTAATCTTAGGTGGTCTTTTATGTTGTGGAGCTATTTTACTTAAAACAGAATTTTTCATACTAGTCTCTCCCAGTTATTATGTTAGCTCCACATGATGACCAGTTCTTAGAAACTTTTCCACCTTTATTATAACCTAAAGCATGTTTACCTTTTCTCCAAGCCATTTTACCACCGGCTAATATAGCTTCAGAAAGTGAAGGAGTACCACTTGGCATTCTTTCTTTATATGTTTCACTAAAACTTTTTTCAGCTAGCTTAGCTGATTTTGATTTCTTTTTATTTTTTGGTACTATTTTAATTGGCATTAGTCTCTCCCAGTTATTACGTTTCCACCGCCGGCATAGTATTTAGAAATCTTGCCACCTGAGTTTTTAAATTTATAAGTTTTAGGATTAATTTTTACAGTACCATCAGGTTGTCTAATTTTACCAGAGTCTACAATTTTACCTTCTTTATTAACTTTTAATATAGGTCTATATATTTTGCCACCTGAGTTTTGAAATTGTACATGACCTGATTTATCAACTGTATACTTTCGATTTTTTAATGGGTTAGTAGGTATGGTAGGTCCTGCGCCCGATCCGAGTTTAATCTGAAGATCTTTTAGACCTTTTAACATTAATTCCTGATATTTGTCTTTTTTCTTTTTTGGCATTACATTCTCCCTGTAAAAAAAGGGAAGATTAATTTTAACCTTCCCTTAAGATCTTTAGTTAAGACCGTAGATTGCTCCGCAACCTTTTGGATTTCTAACTTCAAGAGTACACTCTTCTACCATCATACCGACAGTTGAGTCACCTTTCTGTCCAACATCTACTTCTTGTAGAGGTCTTAGCGTAGCAATATTAAACCACATTGGGTCATAAATATATGCAGCAAAGTCCGCTAGATTTGGAATACCACTACTAGTAAACTTAGTTGATGCATGACCATCACCAAGTATAGCAGCATGGTTATTAGTTAATCCCATAATATAGTTTGGTACAACCATAATATCTCCGAAGTCAGACATATAAACATCAACAGATTGCCTTAGCGCACCGTTAGCATCCATATTACGTCTAACACCAGTATCACTTACCATTAAGTCGGAGAAATCCCTTCTTAATTTTGGTGATAACATAATCTTAGTTGCCTTTCCACCTTCTTCATAGATCTTCTGCATAACTGCATCAATATCAGTTAATGCTAAAGCTCCTCTATTAGGAGCAGCTGAAGATGAAGCATTCACACTAGCTCTAGGAATAGCAGTACCATTATTATCAGTACCAGCACCAGTAGTAGCTTGAGAAGGAGCTTCCCATTGACCTACATAATTACAAGTTGCTGTACCATTAACAAAAGCTGAAACTCCACCAGCTGATCTAGCAGCATTAGCTTGAGCCCCAACAGCAGCAGAAATATTATGAGCATGAACCATATCAAACTCAAGGTCACGTCTCATTTCAGTTCCACGCTTCTTAAGCTGGTATGCATATTCGTCTGCAACACCTGCTTGATCAACAGCTCTTCTTGTACCAGACACAGCAATAGTCTTACCATTTATCTGTGTATAGTTTCCAAGTCTGGTTCTGGTTGGTCCTGATAAGCCAAACTTTGCACCAACTGCTGGTGATAAAGAATGTGCAGATCCTGCTGGTTCTACATAGTCTTGACCTTCAGCAATTCTTGAATCGCCTGGAGTATCTAGTTCATCTGTCTGCCATTCATGATAAATCGCAGTTGCTTTAGTACTTCCAATATCTGCAAGAAATGGTGTCTCATCTCTTGTAATCATGGAAATAAAATTAGCGAGATCTTCTCTTTGAGAGACGGTCTCGTTTGTGCTAGTACCACGAGCTGGACCACCTGGTCCTTCTACGTGACGCACACCGATTGTAGTCGCCATTTTTTAAACCCTCCAAAGGTTCCATAAGTTATTATACTTTACTTAGGGATCTTTCGGCTAGAGTTTTTAGAAAAGCATCTTGATCAGATTTAGATGAGTTAGCACTTAAAGCACGAGTTCTTAAATCAGCAGCCTTTTGATTTTTCTTTTCATTAGCTGATTTAGTTTTTCGTGTAGGTACTCGTTTAGCAGGTACTGCTTTTCTTTTAACAGTTCCTTTAGTAACACCTTGCTTTAATCTTCTATAATCATCTACAAACTTAACAATTGCTGGATCAGTAATCATATCTATAACTTCGGGTTTCATCCCTTCACTAATAGCGAATTCTCTTATAGATGTTGCAGTACTTTCATTATAATCAGGAATCAACTCATTAATATTATCATTAAAATGTTTAATTTGTTTATCCCAATTTTCTTTTATCTGTTTTTGATTATTCGCTTGAATATTCTTTACAACAGACTCTCTTTGATTTCTTGCTTTCCAGTATGCTTGTTGAGCTTGTTCTCGTTCATCTTTCAACTCACCCATTTTATAAGTATCATTTTCTTTTCTAGCTTCATCAATTTGAGCTTCAAGATCATGGTACTTTTTTGAGAGGGCTTGCTCTTCCGAATATAATATAGCAGCTGAAGCACTACCTAATTGACGTACTTCTTCTAGTCTTTTATTATATTCTTCCTCTAGATTTTTCCTCTGATCACCTAGTTCACGACCCTTTTTAGAAAGAGATTGTTCAGTAGAATAACCTTTAATCAGGTCATTAAAAGAAACTTCAGTATCTTTACCGTCTATCTTAACGGATACTTTAGCATCTAGATCTAAATCATCAGTTGTAAAAACTTCAGGTTGGGTAGCGACTTCTTCAGCGGCATCCTCCTCAGTAGCTTCTACTTCTTCTTCATTAGTCTCTTCTTCAACTTCTTCACTTTCGGCTTCTTCAGATTCTGGGTCTTGTGTATCTGATTCTTCCGGGTCTAACTTAGGAACTTGCTCTGTGGGTAGAGATTCTTCGTTCTTCACAAATTGTGAATTACTAATAATGTCAGCCAGCAGTTTCTCTTCCGTTTGACCACCGGTAGCTACAGAGTCATCCCGAGGGGTAGAGTCTGGTATTGCTGCGGTATTATCCATTGTTGCTTACCTCCTTTTTAGGTGTAGGCTTTTTTGAATTCTTTGTATAAATTTCTAATAAGTTATGTAAATTAATTAATGTTTGCGAATTAACTTTAGCTTTACCTGGGCTTCTACTAGAATCATATTCTAATGTGTTAATCATTTCTTTAATATTATTTACTAACTGATCGTTATCAATTTGTCTCATTCTCGTTGTCCTCTTTTAAATGTGGAACATTCTTTCCATAAGTTTCAAAATGTATCATTTTTTCTTTTACACTTCCTAAAGCCATAGCTGTTGAGTATAGGAATTCTCTTGACTTAGTTTCATGTGAATCTGTCTTTAACCATTCACAAAACAAATCAACTAACACTTCTCCATATACTTCATCAAAAAATGCATCTCTTTCTTTTGCTGCGAAGTGCCCTTGAACATGGGCACGTCGCGCTAATTCGTCTGGATGAATTTTATGATTGCCGTAGGATTTATCGTTACCTAGCCTCTTCTCAGCTACCTGTCTATATTTTTCCTTAATCATTTTACGATAAGGTTTATCCTCATCTTTTGTCATTATGCACTCGCTAATGTTATGTAAACAATTTCACCATTCTGTGCGGCAGTACCATGTGCAGTTTTAACACTAGTTAAAGTTTGTGCACCATTATTAAGACCTGTTATTCTAGTAAATGCTTTTGCATCTAATTTTAAACCAGTCTGTACATCAGTACCTGCTGTTGCTACATTATATGTGATAGGTGAATCTGTATCATTACAAACCATAATCACGCCTGCACCTGTTCCCGCACCAGTAGTAATAGTACCTGATTGAGCACCACCTACACCTGCTACGGACATTGTTACTGTTCCTACAGCCATATTATATCTCCCTAATTAATTTTAATTACTCTAGGTTTCTTTTCATCTGGAACAATTTTTTCCAGACTAATTGTAAGCATTCCATTAGTTAACTCAGCATCTTTAACTTCAACATCATCAGCTAATGTAAATAGTTTATTAAAACTACGTTGTGCTATTCCTTTATATAAAGTTTCTTCTTTATCATTATTCTTAACTTTAGATTTAACAGAAAGTTCTCCATCAGCAATTTTAACTTCAATATCATCTTTATTAAATCCGGCTAATGCCATATCAATATAAAAATTATATTCACCTACCTTTCTAATATTATAAGGTGGATATGTTGATGGAACAAAGTCTCTATTTAACATATTAAACATACGATCAAAGCCTATCGTATAAGGCATAAGTTGGTCTATATTAACCATAATAGCTTCTCCTTTTAAAAGCAAGATTAGCCTTGAGGTTTTGACATTTGCAACAACCCTCTGGCCATTTGTATTATTTCACCATAGTTAGGATGCGGAGGTAACTCCGTTCCTTCCTTAGTCGCCTTAATAGTAAGGTCTGCCCATTCTTGAAAATGCCTATCAATTGATATAGCCAATTGTTTTGCATTATCATCAAATGTATTCTTTGTTTGAGCACCTGTGAACGCTACGTTCGCCTCCGCTAAAGCGGCATCAGCTTGTAGCTTCTTTTGCTCTGCTTGTTTCTTAACTTCAGCAGCTTGAGACTGTTCTTGTAATGCTTTAACAGCTTTCTGCTTAAACTCATCTGTTGTATAATCTTCTAGGAAATCATTACTATCTAGATTCATTGATTCTATTAATTTAGTTGCTAAGACAGCTGGAGCCTCAGGACGTATTACCATTCCTGCACCTTGCTGATTTAATGCAGGTAATATTTCTGCACCTATCTTAGATAACTTACTAATAGTATTTGAATTTGAATTTTCTCCAATATCTAACAAAATTTCCACATCCATCTTCGATGGAAGTGTTGACATATCTATAGTACCATATACACCATCAAGGTTATAATTAATTTTACCTTTCATATTCTTGTGCATAGTTTCATAGATACCTTGAACTAATCTCTTAAATCCGGTTTCAGCAAATCGTCTTGCAATATGCTGGATTCTCTTTTGAGCAGCAGATTGTACTGCTTGTAACTTTTGTTCTGAGTTACCTGAGATATATAATGTATCATTTAAACCTTGTGCAGCTTTAGACATTCCTGTTGCTTGTTCTTTTATTAATTGTAAATGTTCTAGCAACGGTACTGTACCTGAAGAAATTGTATCAGGTGTTAATGGTGCAACAGCTTGTGTTGGATTACCATTTGTAGGAATGATTTGCTTAGGCTTCATATTCTGTAATGCACTGAAGTCTACAATATTAGGATCAGCTAACTTAGGTGCATAGTTTGTTAAATATGTATTTTCAACAAATCCTCTTAATATTGCTGTACTTGCTAATGTACTACTACGTGTAAAGTCTGCCATAGATAATCCAAAGAATTCATGTGGAATATCTATTGGAACAATACTTGCTAAAGGTATTGATTCAACATCTTCTTCTGCTAATATATTTTTACCAACAGTAATAAAATGTTTTAATTCAGCAATACCATCACCATCTCGATCAACATTTAACCAAGATTCTGTAACTGTAATTGATCTATTAGCTTCTAACGGATTATCTTCATGTAATAATGCACCGTCATGATACTCTTGACCTGTTACAAGTTTACGTGCAGCAACATCTTCTGAGTATGATGATGCACCAAACCAAGACTCACTACCTTTAAGTTCATCCCAGTTATCAATACTATCAGCAGCTTCCGGATAATATTGTCTTATTTCAGAACGTGTCATTTCAGTTTGGATACCAACAAAAGAAGCATCAGTAATACAAGTTGCTTCCCTTGAAATACGAAAACTTTCTGGTGGAACTATTTCAATTTTAACTCTTGACTTATCTAATTTCTTTTTTATTCTTACATTAATATATACCATTTCAGCTTCAGGTTGACTACCTGCTAATGGATCAACATTACTAAATTGATTTTCAAATTCTAAACTTCCAACAATTTCTGTATTATCATCAGCTAATATTTCATCTAAAGCTGATTGAGAAATCTTTTCATACTCTTCAAAAACATATTGAGTATCTTCTACATAATACCAACGACAGATTGCATTCTTCCATAACAAAGAAGATTTAATCCACTGTTGTAAAATTTCCCACCCACTATTCTTTTTAAATAAACAGTAATTAACTAAAGCAGAACCATCTTTTGCTGCTTTAAATGAACCTGGACTTTCATCATACGGAACAAAACGAGCTAACTTATTATTCGCTAAAAACAAATCAGATATAACTGCAGTATAAGCTTCAATTACTTCTGTTGTACTTGTATCAACAATAGTACTAACACCTTGTGGTGCTAAATGATAATTTGCTAATCCTGCATATTCATAAGTAGCTTTTAATCTTTCTCTAGCTAAATCAGTTGCATTTAACCAATCTCCTGAAGAATTATGTACACCTGTTTCAATTAAATTAATTAATTGTTCATCAGTAACTACTTCTTTATAACCTGGAGATGCCATTAGTATTTACCTCCAGTACTTGAATATATCTTTTTTGATTGTTCTAAATCAGCAACAGTATAACTACCCGCTTTAGGAAGTTCTCTTTTTTCTTCCTTTTTATTTTCTTTTACGGGTTTTACTTTTACTTCCTTTGGTCGCTGAATGTATCTCTCGTTCATGATCCGCTCCTGGGTTCAATCGTTCACTCTTTGTTTGTGCATCAAATCTACATTGCTCACGCATTGTTAATTGTGCTTCAAACATTTTTAATACGTTCTCATTATTATCTGAGTTCTTAATAAATAACTTTATAGCAACATAACTGTTACCTTTAAATAATAGTTCATTATCTTTATAAACTTTTCCTGTAGAACCTTCTATAAGCAACCTATTATTTTTATGTGTGTATAACATTTCATAATTTACTTATCACATGTAATTGATCATCCCAGTAAGATACCTTTTCAGCTTCTTGTTCTAAAGCCTCTAAAATATCACTATGCTCACCAATACCTACAGATTGATTTAAATATACTTCTATATTTGCTAAATGCTTTTGCTTATTTCCTTCGGCATAAAGTTGCCATGCTTTTAATAACTTGTCTCTCATTTTATATCTTTCCCCTGTTAATATAATTTCTTTAATAGATCTACCACATCCTATACAATAGTCGTCTTCATTTAAAGTACAGATGCCTTGACATTCCATTTAAAAATCTTTTTTTAATTTAAATAGAATATATTCATTACCAACTGTTGGTTTTATAGTTAATGCTGGTACTTTACCATTAGGTTCTTTCTTCCCAACATACGCCCATTCATGACCACTTGTCATTTCTTTTTTAGCAGTATCAATAAACTCTGCATTATTTACACCAACCATTGTGGCAACAAAAACAAAAAACATTATCATATCATCCTCTTATTTTTTAATTTTGTTAAATCCCATATACGCACCAACAATACCTGCACCTGAAATATAAAACAAATTAGATAAATCAGATAATGCTTCAACTCTTTCTAAAGGAACAAAAAACATTGCAACAGTAAAAACACCCATTCCTATTAATGTATATCTTGCCATACGTAATTGTGCTAAATGTTTTCTCAAAGCAGTTTCTGTTTCCTTTATTTCTTTTACATGCGCTAGTTCAGAATCTGAAACTATACCATCTCCATCCTCATCATATTCATTATACTTTGATTCTGGTTGTAGTTTCTTTGTTGTCATTTTGAGTTTTTAAAACCTCTTGTATAGCTTCCTCAATTGACGGTATATAATTTCCTCTACGAGCTTGACTATTCTGATAACGTATAGCAGCACGTCTTATCTTCTTATGCGACATTTTTCATTCTTTCAATAAGTCTATTAGCTCGATTAGTTACTTGTTTATGCCATAAACTATCTTCCATTTCTATTGCAGCTTTCTCCCAGTTATGTTCTGCAAGAGCTACTTTAAACTTAAGAAATTTCTGCATTCGAGGTTTACCCATATTAAACATCATATTCGCAACTATATGTTGAGCTTCTTCAGGAAGATCATTAAAGAATACATATTCATTTTCACAATCATCAATAACTGTTTTTATATCTTGTTCAAAAACATCATTAACTCTTTCTTCTCCAATCTCAGTACCAACTTCTAAACCATACTCAGGATCGGAGTCAGTAATGAGGTGGCCAATCCCAAAAGTAGGATAACCGAGGTGATCTTTATATATTTCATTAACACAACCTTCATCAATTTTTAATTCTTCCCTTAATTTTTCAATATTCATTTTAACTCCTATAAATGGCGGATATATCCCCTGCTTCCGCCGGAGCAGTGAGGACAACGGGATTCTGTTAAATCCACTCAGTCTGGTCTTGTGTAAACTGACCAGCTCTCTGAGACCACGGGACTTTATCTCTTGTTAATTTATCATAATGTGTTCGTAGAGTTTCTAAAGCAATTGCCATTGCCATAACAGTATCATCATGACACCCAGGTGCAGCTTCAGTTTTCCCTGACTCTGTTGATATATAATCTTTTAATTCCTGAATAATAATATGAGAACCTATCCATATATCATCATTCTCAACAGCATTTTTAAGGTTACCTATAATATGAGGCTTCGTTGATTGTGTTGTTCTAAAACCTGGAACTAAACCTTCCTCTTTAGATATAGCAGCGATTTTAGTTTGTTTATATAAATTTATATAATTCATTTGAGTAAGCCGTGATAATGTAGCTATCCCCATAGAATTACTTTCAACAGTCAACAATGCATTATTATAGTATCTTCCTAAATAAAATAATAAATCACCAAACTTACTCGGATCTAAATGGTTGTCTCTAAACAAACCAATTACTTTCCTATCTGTATTCATAACAACAGCTGCTGAATAATCTTGACCTACCCCTAAGGATACATCAGCAGCTACTACATAATTACTATCCCAATCCGGATATTCCCATATATAGAAATTACCTTCAGTGGAATCTTCCCACATACTTGCATTAAAGTCAAAGCGCATTCTTTTTTCAGGCGCTATAGGTTCAAGTTCATTTAACTTGTCCAATGCAAATACTGAAGAGCCAGCCGTAATAAAAGCTTCATCGGGAGTTGCTGGGTATTCCTGGCGGAACTTAAGTTCCCCACCTTCAGCTATCTTCAACCGACGCCAGTAGAGTTGACCGTCATTTAGATCGTATTGCTCTACTAGTAGCTCCTCCTCTGAGGAACGTTCGAATGTTTCTGGAGGATCCCTGTAATATTCTTTTGTAACAAACCAAGGTAAAAATATTGGTGTATACTCATTTTCACCTTCTAAGGCTCCTCTCCATAATCTATAAAATTCTCCTGTTGCACCGTTAGCTGTTGACTCAAGTATAACTTCAGTACCCTCAGCTTCGGATATACCCTGGAACAAACCAGCTAATATCTTTTCATCATGCTGCCAGAATGCAACCTCAGATAAATGTGCAATTGTTGGGGTTGTACCTCTACCAGCTTCAGGAGAACCCGCTGTATATAATCTGTATGATGCTACGGGTTTTTCACCAACCTCATCTTTTTTAAAATGTGGAGATGATATAACAATCTCTTTAGCATTTGATTTTAATTCTTTTGGTTTATAAATCTTTTCCATATTTCTAATAAGGTTTCTACTCATATTAAAAAGTGCGTCTGATGTTGCACTGTCATGAGCCATAACAACTGAACGAGCATGTGGAGTAAAATATGTTTTCCAGAATACTCTTCCTGCACAGTAGGTACTAATACCTTGCTGTCGAGCTTTTAATATAATTGCTCTAACCTTACCAGTTTCTTCTAACTGTTTATCTAAAATTTCTGTTATTAAATTTTGACAGTCGTTGAAATTAAAATTGACAAACCCCTTCTTAGCATCTTTAGTAATGATCTTTAGATTATCATTAGCAAACTTTGAAAAATCTTTTTCATATTCTATGAGGTTTTCACGTTTCTTCTTTTCTTCAAGAAGTTTCAATAAGTCTTTTTTACTACTCATCTTTCTATATCCTCATATTTATAACTTTAAGGGGACATTTAAATTTAAATGTCTCCTATAAGAGGGGCGCCAAATACATCTCTATATATAACTATAGGACTCTTAGAGTGTGAATCAATTTAAAATATATGATAGTATTTATATATATAATAGTTTTGCTAACCCCCTAAGTTTGTAAATGGACTTTAGGTAGGTTAGGAAGAAGGATAAGGAAGGTATCGGTAGGATAGGTGAGGATAGCTGGAGGATAGGTAAGGTAGGTGGAAGATGGATAAGGATACACTCAGTGGTCAGCTAACGGTAAAATAAAAATAAATAAAGGTAACTGGAGGATAGGTAAGGATAGGTAAGGATAGGTAAGGATGGATAGGTAGGTTAGGATAGGTAAGGATAGG